GAATTAGCAGAAGAAATCTCTTCTACTAAGGCAGACCTTGTAGAGAAAGTGGACAGCTACCTTAACTATGTAGTTGAATCTTGGATGGAAGAAAATCAAGTTGCAATCCAGAGCGGACTCCGCACTGAAATTGCCGAGACTTTCATGGATAAAATGAAAGACCTCTTTACAGAGTCTTACATTGAAGTCCCAACTTCTAAGGTTGACCTAGTTGATGAACTTGCTGAATCCGTAGAAGAACTTGAGACTCGTCTCAACGAAACTACTCAGAAAGTTATAGACACAACCGAGGAACTGGAAGTTTACAAACGTGAAACGATTATTCGTGAAGCGTCACGTGACCTTGCAGAAACTCAAGTAGAAAAATTGAAATCACTCGTTGAAGGTTTAGATTTTGAAGACGAAGACCAATTCGCCTCTAAAGTCAAGACTGTAAAAGAGTCATATTTCACAAAAGAAATCACTGGTAGTGAAGAAGTAGAACAAGTTGTAGAAGATGCTGACGTGCAAACTGAAGTATCATCTGTAATGGAACAATACATCTCTACTATCCGTAAAAACGCATCTAAATCATAAAGGAAATATAAAATGCAATCTTACGATAATTTAATCGAAAAGTGGGCTCCAGTTCTAAACGAAGAGTCTGCTGGCGTGATTACTGATAATCACAGACGTGCGGTAACTGCTGCAATTCTCGAAAACCAAGAAAAAGCAATCGCTGAAGAGCGTTCTGCTTCTGCGGGTTTCATGACAGAGAATGCTGCAAGTGGCGCTAACAACACTGGTTCAGTTAATAACTTTGACCCAGTATTAATCTCACTAGTACGTAGAGCAATGCCTAACCTCATCGCTTATGACGTATGTGGTGTACAACCTATGAATGGCCCTACTGGTCTTATCTTCGCTATGAAGAGCAGATACCAAGGTGGTTCTACTTCTAACCGTGAAGCACTATTCAACGAAGCTGAAACTCAGTTCTCTGGTGATAGTTCTGGTACTCACGATTCAGACAATGCGTCTGGTTGGAACGGAATTGATTCATCTGGTGCTAGACTTTCTAACCTTGCTGCTGGCGGAATGCCAACTGCTGATGCAGAAGCATTGGGTAGAACTGGTGGTTCATCTTTCAACGAAATGGGTTTCACCATTGAAAGACAGACTGTAACTGCTAAGTCACGTGCGCTTAAAGCTGAATACACTTTAGAACTTGCACAAGACCTTAAAGCGATTCATGGTCTTGACGCAGAAACAGAATTGGCTAACATCCTCTCTACTGAAATCCTTGCGGAAATCAACAGAGAAGTTATCCGTACTGTTAACTCTCAAGCGAAAACTGGAGCTCAACAAGCTAACGTTACTGCAAAAGGTATCTTTAACATGAGTTCAGACGCTGACGGACGTTGGTCTGCTGAGAAGTTCAAAGGTCTTGGTGTACAAATTGACCGTGAAGCAAACGTAATTGCAAAAGAAACAAGACGTGGAAAAGGTAACGTAGTTATCTGTTCTTCAGATGTTGCTACTGCACTTGCTGCTGCGGGTACTTTGGACTATAGTCCTGCTATCAACAACAACCTACAGGTTGACGATACTGGTAATACTTTTGCTGGTGTATTAAACGGACGTATCCGTGTATACATCGACCCTTATGCTAACACTGATTATATCACTGTTGGTTATAAAGGACAGAACCCATATGACAGTGGTGTATTCTACTGCCCATACGTTCCGTTGCAAATGGTTAAAGCAGTTGGTGAAGAAGACTTCCAACCACGTATCGGGTTTAAAACTCGTTACGGAATGGCAAGTAACCCATTTGTTGGGTCTACACCTTCTGACGGTCTTGCTACTGCAAAGACTAACCAGTACTACAGAATTTTCAAGGTTACTAATATCTTGACATAAGTCTGTAATAAGAAGAGTGAGGTTAACTCACCGTTCTTTAAAGGGTCTCTTCGGAGACCCTTTTTTTTATCCGAAGAAATCGTCTAGTGAAGGTGGGGTAGGTGTGTCGTAGTTTAACAACAAGAGTTCCTTCCTGTTGTGTTCATCTTCTCTATACTTCTTACCACTATGCATGGTATAAGTCAAATCCCATATACGTTGTTCCCAACCTTTATATGCATCACGAAGAGTATCATTAGAATTATACGTAATCATGATTAGATTCTTAGAGTTGTCTGTGACTGTGTGAAAGTCTTTGTGGTCAAATGAGTCATGCATGTCACCATTGTTACCATAGATAAATGACTTGATGTCATATGGTGGGTCTGCAAATACAAATGCATCTGGATTATCATCAAACATGACACTATAGTCATCATTGGTCAATGTCCAGTTTTTCATGAGATGACCGAACTTAGGTAGTTTTGCAATCAGTCTATGATTGAACAAATCCTTTACTGCATCTTTACTGAATGAACCTGTCGATTCTCCTAGTCCAGAGAAAGAACATCGATTCATTATATAGAATCTCCAAGCAATTTCGAACTCATTATCTGGGTTCTCTAGACCTTCACGCATAACATGATAATAATCTAGATGTGCTTGAAGAGGGTCAGAAGACTCAGATAGTTCTGTTTTGACACTATGTAGTTTGTCTGCAAGTTTCTGACCTTCCTGTTGTACGGTCAACCAAAAACAATACAGATTGTAGTATTTGTCATTGACCCATACAGGAACATTGGGATACTTCTTACTAAAGGCAAATGCACATGAACCACCCCCAAGGAAGGGTTCACGATACTCTTTAATAGAGTCTATAGGCATGTTCTCGTCACTGAATAAGAAGTCAGTTGCACGAGTCTTTCCGCCTGGATATCTAAGTGGAGATTTTAAATCTTTCATGTTGTATATAGTACACTAGTCCACACTAAATGTCAAGGTAAAAATAAACTAAAATAATGCTTGACAAACCTTGCTGTTGTTGTTATAATAAGTGTATAAAATGAAAAAAGGAAAGGAAAATATGACACCATTTATCAAAGAAGAGTTCACATGGGACGGTATGTATCTCATGTATAGAGGTAAACACACTAAGAGTGTGAACATGGAGGTCGCAAGACCAGACTGTCACCCATCTTGGGTTGGTCTACCAAAACCAGAGTTTATCGCAAGGTTCAAGTATGGTTACAAACCTTGGAAGGCATGGGTTAACTTCCTAGTCAAGAATGTTACTGTTGAAGAGTATCTTGCATTGTCTGAAGAGATTCACCCCGCACCCGCAATGAGAGAGTTAGGTTACGGAGGAAGAACTTAATGAACGAATACTGGAAAGAAATTACGGATTGGGGAGACTTGGGATATAGAGTTCCAAGTCATACCTATATTGTAAACAAGTACACTCAACTGGTGGGATACATCAAAGAGGGTACTACTGAAGAGATTATCTTCAAATCACCCATGAAACAGTTCTCTAAGAGTAGGAGAAAGTTCAAAAAATTATGAGAAAACACTTGACAAAGTGTGTTCTTGTTGTTATAATAAGTATATAATCAAGAAAGGAGAGATTATGATAAACCTGAAAAACTATGAATGTCCCGACTACGAAAGTGGTCTTTATAAGGGTATCCCTATGGAATATAGGAATGCACCTGTTATACAAGAAATCTTGAAGACAAGATTGTTCACTGTGAGATACAGAGGAACGAGTAAGAATGATTACGACAGACCACAAGATTTCTGTCACAAAGATTATGCGGATACCTTCGCAATCTATCCATATGCAAACTATGACGAATATCAAACTAAGGACGATTACCTTGGTCTTGAGAAACCTAAGTACGACCCTGTTGTAAGAAACTACGAAGACCTTAGAAATTTCAGAGATATGCATATAAAATTGACGTGTGAAGTTGCGGATGCAATCGTAAGAGAAATGACCGAAGGTGTTGCATGAGTCATGATACAATGATGAAGTGGTCTTTCTTAGGACTAATACTATCGGGTCTTTCCCTGTACTGTTCCAATGCGAATGGTTCTGAGTTAAGGTATCCCTATGAACAAGAGACCTTTTGTCTCGCAAAGAACATCTACTTTGAATCGGGTAATCAACCTCTTGCGGGTAAGATTGCAGTTGCACAAGTAGTGTTGAATCGTATGGAACACAAATCATATCCAAAAAATGTATGTGGTGTTGTGTATGATGCAAAGTGGAAAGAAAACTGGAAAGGTAATATGATGCCTGTCAGGAATCAATGTCAGTTTAGTTGGTTCTGTGACGGTAAGTCAGACGAACCTTTGGACACAAAGACGTGGGAGTTATCCCTAAAGGTTGCATATGATGTTCTATCAAGACACTATCCAGATATTACTGAAGGTGCAACACATTACCACACACTCTATGTTGACCCATATTGGTCAGATAGTTTAAACGAAACTGTGAGAATCACAGACCACATTTTTTATAAATAAGGAATATATTATGTATGAAGTAAGATTAGCAAATACAGGTTTAGACTGTATGAAATGGTACGCATTCAATACCGCAAAAGAAGCTGTTAAGTTTGTTTTGAAAGAACTACACTGCGTTGGATTTACCGTAGATGGTAAGACCTACGAAGAGAAGTTCGAAGAAATTGTTTGGGTTGGAAAAGGAAGAATTAATGAAGGTTGATTATCACAGATTAATTAGTAATGCAGTTGCAGCACAAGAACGAAGTGGTACTGAATGGGGTAAAATCTATTGGGGACGAGTCATTGAGTTTTTGACAAAAAAGGTGCATGAAGACGAAGTAGTCCATTAAACTCTTATAAATAGTAGTATAGACTATTAAGAGGACATTATGGCAGTCACATCAAACGTTCAAGTCACAGACGAAGAACTAACAACCAATTTAAATTACTTACAACCTACTGGGTTTAAAGTAATTATTGATAGGACTAAGTACCCAAACATGGAGTACTTTGTTCAGTCTGTGTCACATCCTGGCGCTCAATTAACTCCATTGGAATTACCTGTACGTAGGATTACATCTGTACCTTTAGCGGGTGACAAACTAACGTTCTCAGAAGTTTCGTTTGATATTATTGTGGACGAAAACATGACATCTTATAAAGAGATGTATAATTGGATGATTCGTATAGTGAATGAAGGACAAGTATCTGCGGGTGCAAGAGATACAGGAAAACCTACCTATGCGGATATAACTTTATCTGTGTTGTCTAGTCACAATAACACTGCACAAAAGATTAGATATCTTGATTGTGTTCCAACTGGATTGGGTGCAATTGAGTTTCAATCCACTTCGGGTGACACTACATATGTCACCTTCAATGCATCATTTAGGTTCTCACAATTTGAGATTATTTGACATTTAACCCTTTATTATGGTATAATACATTATGATTAACTTAGAAAGTATACTTGCTGAATGGCAAGAAGACAGTATTATTCGCAAAGACGATTATGAACAAGCGTCTATGAATACCCCTAAACTACACGCAAAATACCTTGAGTATTTGTCTCTGACCAAACTACGTTTGAAGAAAGCAGAGTTTGACCAAAAAACCTTACTGAAAGATAAGTATCTTTATTACGAAGGTAAGATGCCTGAAGAAGATATGACTGCACGTGGTTGGAAGTACGACCCGTTTGATGGTCTGAATCCTAAAGCTTTTACCAAGTCAACTAAAGAGACATTCTATAATGGTGATAAGGATATGCAAGAATCTGAAATAAAGATTCAAATGCTTAAAACTACCATAGAAACTCTATCAGAAATTGTGGACAATCTAAAGTGGAGACACCAGACGATTGGAAACATCATTAGGTGGAGACAATTCGAAAGCGGTATGTAAGGTATATATAGATGAATGACAATACCTAATACTATTACCGTTGGTCTTAAAGACCACTCCATGATGTTGATAGATTGTAATCAACACCAACTCCAAGAACTGCGGGACTACTTTTCTTTCTTTGTGCCTGGCTATAAATTTATGCCTGCATATAAGTCTAGAAGGTGGGACGGTAAAATCAAACTATTCAATCAGATAACCCGTGAATTAAATGCGGGTTTATATGAGCATGTAAAGAAATTTTGTTCTGACCGCATGTATCCTCTTCAATTACAAGAGACAGATTTTGGTCATCCCGCATTAACCAATCAAGTTAAACACCAAGAACTAATTAAATTCCAAAGTAAACTTAACCTACCGTTTCCATTATATGAATATCAATATGATGCGGTAACCCATGGTATAGAAAAGAAACGTTCCGTTTTATTGTCACCAACTGGTTCGGGTAAGTCATTTATTATCTACAACCTTATGCGTTGGTATCTAGATAATCATGATAAACAAATACTTATTGTTGTTCCGACAACAAGTCTAGTCGAACAGATGTACAAAGACTTTGAAGATTATGGTTATGATGTACAGAATAATGTACATCGTATCTACAGTGGTAAGGACAAGACTACCGACAAACCAGTTATTATCTCTACATGGCAATCAATCCATAGATTTTCTAAGGATTGGTTTGAGAATATGGGTTGTGTGTTTGGAGATGAAGTCCATTTATTCAAGGCAAAGTCTTTATCTGGTATCATGAATAAGTGTGTCAATGCGGAATATAGATTCGGTACTACAGGTACATTAGATGGTACAGAAACAAATAAACTTGTATTAGAAGGACTCTTTGGCCCTACTCATAGAGTGACAATGACCAAGGACTTACAAGAACAGGGTAAACTTGCAAAGATAGATATCTCTGTTTTACTACTTCGTTATCATAATGATATATGTCATAGGTTAAAGGAAGCGACCTATCAAGAAGAAATAGATTATATTGTTACAAATGAGAAAAGAAATAAACTTATAACTAATCTTGCCTTAGACCAGAAAGGTAATTCTCTGGTATTATTCCAATTTGTAGAGAAACATGGTAAACCTT